TCTGATTCAGCCACGACGTCTCCTTAGTTGAGTTCTTGGACCGGGTACCGGTGACTGGTGGTCTGCCCGGACTGCGGGGCGGCTGTGATCCGGTAGCGTCGACCGATCAGCGAAGGGTCCACGGTCGAGGCCGTCGGCGAGATGATGGTGTCCACCGGCAGCAGAGTCGCGCTGATGGGGATGCCCACGACGATGTCTGCGGTCGCGAACTGCTGACCGCCAGCGTCCGCATCAGAAACCGTCAGCGTCGGGTATTTCACGAGCGCTGGCCCGGTGTAGCTCGCGGTGATGATCGTTACCGTTTCGAGGGTGTCCGGATCGACCGACTCAGTCTCAACGCCGGCGACGACCTTCTCGGTCATGCGTGCCTCAGCTGCCGCACGCCCGGCCGCGAGGGCCTCCATCAGGATCGGGTCGCTCACGAGTTCCCCAGCACGATACTGAACGCCCCACGCTTCCGACGTGACGCCGGCGTGAGCGCGTTGAGCTCGAGGTCGGACACGTACAGCACGCCGGCGGAAACGGCCGAGTCGCGACGGTACTCCCGCTTGTAGTCGTCGATCGTTACCGCCGTGGACAGGTACCCTTCCGGGTTCTGCAACACACGGCGCACGATCGTCGCCACCACACGGATATACGAGCGCTCCCACCGGTCATCGCCGACGGGAGGTTCGGTGATCCCGCGTCGCTCGAGCTCGCCCTCGAGAACATCCTGCGCGTCCTCGATCAGCGTCTCCGCGATCGCAGTCTCACCATCGGTGAGTGGACGCCACCGGTTCACGATGTCGCTTGCGTCGACGTCCACCCACATGGTTACTCCTCGGTCGGGATGCCGGCGCCTTCGAGCGCCTCGATGATGTCGCCGCGGGTCGCATCGGCGGGGATCTCGATCTTCAGCCCGCGGGCAGCGATTTCCTGCACTGCGTAAGCACCCCACGCCTCCGCGGTGGCCTTCGGGCCACCTTTCGCTGGGATCGGCAGCGGGAAGTCTGCAGGTGCTGCGGAAGTGGCAGCAGTGGGTGATTCTGCCCACGCTTTCGGGTTGGTGATCTTCTCCTTGGCCCACTTCGGGACGCTGTCCCCGGGGCTGAAGATGTGGTTGTCGCCGTTCTCATCGGTGACGTGAACGGTGTTGACCAGAGTGCTCATAGCGGATTCCTCAGTGATTCGGGTAGGCCGGTTTAGTGCGGGGCACTGTGAAGCACCCCGCACCTTTCCTTGCTCGGGTTACAGGACGTCCGCGACGAACGACAGGTCCGCGTTCGCGAGGACCGGCATGCCGATCGCATCGCTGATGATCTGCGCGATCATCGGCGGCTTCTCGTTCCGGTACGCGCCGACGACGATGCCGGGCTGGTCGACATCCTCGATCGCGTAACGCTCGTCCATGGAGGTCAGCGTCTGCCCCCAGAACGTCGCACCCAGCTCGGTGCCTTCCCAGTCGTCCGTCTCCACGGGCGCCGGCAGCAGAGCGAACCGGTCGTCCGGAATGACCTTCGTCGACGTTCCGCCGACGCTCACGCGGCGGTCGTATGTGACGAGCTCGGGAAGGCCGTTGCCGCCGAGGATCGCGTTCACATCCGCGAGGGTCGCCGGACGCGAGGAACCGGACACCAGTGCCGTGGCGAACTGCTTGTTCTTCGCCATCGCCCGCACGACACGGGTGGAGGTGAGGAACGAGCCGGGCAGCACACCGTTGTCGGTGAGGTACGTGTCCGACCATGCCTGAATGTCGCCCAGGATGTCGGTCGTGTCCACCGACCAGAGAGCGGCCGCGTTGACCGTGTGCCCCGCCGAACGACCGAAGTCGTCATCCGACTGGAACGCCCCACCGAAGTTGGCGGGGTTGATAGTCGCCTTGCCGGTGTTCAGGACGATTCCACGCAGGCGCTCGATCGTCTCCGACACTGCTCGTGCAGCGCGGCCCGTGTAGTTGAACAACTGCGCCCGGATCGCGTCGTCCGAAGCGTTGCGCTGCCGAAGCTGCACATACTCGGTGACGGGAAGTTCCTGGCCGAGGGCCGGAAGTTCCAGGGTGACGCGCTTGCCGGAGGGCGTCTTGCCGACCTCGGGTTCGGCGTCGTAGGCGCGGAAGTTCGCGGTCTCAACGAGGCCGGTCTGCCCCTGCACGAAACGCACGACGATGTCAGCGACCTCCCGGTTCGGGAGGTAGCGGGCGAGGGTGCCGCGGGATGCCTCGTAGTCAGCGAGAGCAGCGCGGGCGTAGCCGGTGAGTTCGGCCGGCTCGACAATGTCAGTCCAGAGTGCCATTTGTCATCCCTCCTTAGATGTAGACGATGGTCGTGGCGTTCTTCGCCGGCACCTGGGGTGCGACGAAGGTGGACAGGGCGGCCAGAAGGCCGGCGACCTTGGACGCCTTCACGCGACCATGGTCGATGACGGGCGCGGCAGTGTCGGTGCCTGCGGATCCGCCCACGACTCGGTAGTCGGTGAGCAGGTGACCGGCGAGGACACCAGCATTCGTGGTGACACCCACGGTCGGGTCGTAGGGGACCATGAGGCCGCCGACCTTCGCGAGGGGAAAGCCGGACGGGATGTACCCGTTCGGGAAGTGCGTTGCTGCGGTGAATGCCGAGATGTCGATCGTCTCAGTACGGGCGTTGCCGATACCGTGGAGCGAGCCGAGCCACGACAGGTCACCGGAGCCGATGGTCTCAGAAGCGAGACGAGGCATGGTGATTTCCTTTCTAGGATGTGGACTTCTTGGAGTTGTGTCGCTGGTCGTAGAGGTCCCGCCCCGCCTGAACACTGGTGCCGTTTGCCGAACCATCGCGGCTTCCCTGTCCCCGGTCGAAACTTCGCGGCTTCGGACCTTCGGTGGAGTTCTTCTCCACCCAGTCCTTGACCGCATCCGCATCGACCGAACCGTCCTTGACGAACGATGTGCGGTCCAGGGTGAGCAGCTTGCTCGGCTCGAAGGTGCGACCCGTCAGGGCCTTATCAAGGGCGTCGGTGGCACGGTCGAGAGCGAGCGCTGCGCGCTCTTCCTTGCGGGTCTTCTCGATCGCATCGTTGATGCGCTTGTCGACGTCGTCGGCACTGATGCCGGACGGTTCGCCGTCCTTCTTGTCATCCTTCGGCTTCTTGAGCTCGGCGAGCTCGGCCTCGAGGGTTTCGGCACGTTCCGCCTTGGACTTGATCTCGTCGAAGCCCTCGTAGCGCTTGTGGACTTTCGCCGTCGCGCCGTTGATGATCTTGTCGAGTTCTTCCTGCGATGCCGGCGGGGTGAAGGCACCGTCATCGGCTGGGGGGACCATGAAGCGGATCCCCATCAGGTCGAGTTTGGTCAGCTTCCGCGGCCCGTAAGTCCGAGGCTTGGTGAACGTGTTCAGTGACATGGCTTGTTCCTCTTTCGATCCGTTTTCGGCCCGTCGGCACACCGTTTTTGGCCCGTCGGCACACACCGCGATGGTCGTTCGCGTGGACGCTTCCACCAGATGGCGGAAAGTTAGGAGAGCCCGAGCAGCTTCGCGAGTCGCTTCACGGAGGCGGGCGCATTCGCGAGCTTCTTCAGCTCGTTCTGCAGGTCGCGCTCGAGGGTGGCGAGCTGCTTAGGGGTGATCGGAACAGGCCTCGTGAACTTGTCGGCTGAGTTCGCGCCGATCGATCGAGGAAAGTTCCCCGTCGCGCGGGCTTCACGCAGCCGATAGTTAGCGTCGTACAGGCGACGTTCCGCGGCAGTCATCGTGTACCGGTTCAGAGGATCCCGAACACCGGCCGCTCGCGCAGCGGTCACTGCTTCGGTCGCGGCTTTCGCCTGTCCGCCCTTGCCCAACTGTCCGAATCCTTCACGCGCCCCGAGGATGTTCCCGCCGCGAGTCTGAGGGCCGGTGATGAAGCCTTCGTCCTGCATCATCTTGATCGCGTTGGTGCGGGTGCCTGCGGTGCGGTAGATGTCATCGACGGTGCGGCGCGAAGGTGTCCCGTACCGGAGCTTCCCCTTCGCGGTTGCGAGCCCGCGGACGCGGATGTTCTCGACTCGGTAGATGTCGGCACCGTCACGGATGGCGCGCGCCTCGATGCGACCGAAGGTCGCGGTCTGCATCTCGGGTGATAGCGAGTGGAAGTACTTGTACGGGTCAGTGGTCAGGTCGCCGGCAAGGTCTTCGGATGCCGGGATGTGACGGCAGTCGCAGCGGGGGTGCCGTAGGAAGCCTTCGTTCCACCGGAACCACTTACCGGCCAGGACGACGCAGCGGGAGCACGACGGCGGGTTCAGCATCCGCACGTAGCCGCTCAGGGTGGGGCGTTGCGCGATGTCGGCGCTGACCACGGACCGCCCGGTGTCGGCCAGCACTGTGAGTAGCGTGCCGGTGAGCCATGAACCAGCCTGCGCGCGAGCGGCAGCCGGAACAACTCCCGACTGAACGCCGACCTTCGCCCTGATGACCGTCTCGTCGAGCAGCGTCCCCATGTCGCGCCCATCAGGCGCCGACAGGATGAATGCTGCTGGCACGAGCTCGCCCACAGGGTCGGCGACCTGACCCGTCTCCGCGAGAACGGCTGGCGTGTACGCAACGGAGGAGTTCGCCGCGGCCAGCCGTCCCGCCTGAACGACCGACATGACTTGCGGCCGAATACGTGCCCATCCCGAGTCGAAATCGTTCCCGACACGGCCCCACAGTTTTGCCGCTGTCGACGAGGTTACGGCCGCGAGTTGCTGCTGCTGCCGGTAGTAGTTAGCTGCCGCCTGTGGTGTTTCCAATTGCGGTCAGCTCCCTTGTCGCGGCAGCGATCTGCGGATCGATCTGAATCTCTCGATCCCAATCCGCCATGCGCGACTGCACCGTGGCCGAGTAGCCAAGGTCTTCGCGCGCCTGCGGGATCGGAAGGATGGAGCGCCCGTTCGCGTCCTGCGCCTGGACGAGCTTCACGATCGCGTCAGCCTTCTGCGCGATCGTCGGCGTCGACGCATCAGCCCACAGAGTCTCGATCTGGCGGGCCTCCGGAGTGTCCGGATAACCGAGAGTTAGTAACGTCAGTCGCTGCAGTCGCTCCCACCTTGAGGCGAGCGCCTGCTGCTTCCGCTCGACACGCTTCACCAACGGCGACTCCGCCGACCGGATTGCGTCCGCTGAAGCCGGGTTGTCGCCGGTGAACGTCGTGTAGTGCGGCGGCAGGGCAACAAGCATCGCGGCCTGCTGCGTGAGCAGCTTCGTCGTGTTGTGGAAGTTCGTCAGTTCCGCCTCCGGGAACTGGCCAAATTTCGCTTCCTTAGACTCCGTGCCCCAAATCCGCCCTGCAACCAAAGAGAACGTGTCGATCGGCTTCCCGGTAGCCTCATCGACGAAGTCATCCTCATCGAGCCCGGTGGCCCACCGGCGAGGGAGGGCATGAAACTCAGCGGACACCATCATGTCGGACGCGATCTTGTTCAGCGCATCCATCAACGGGATCAGGTCATGGAACACGGAACGGCCGAGGCGCTGGTCGAACTTTCCCATCCGGAACCGACCCAGGATCCGCGGATCATTCACCAGCGGGACAAGACGGCACAGGTCGAAATCGTTCTGCTCAACGGAGTCCTCAACCCACTGGTTGCCCTTCTTGTACCAGGTCTGTCGGCCGTTCGGGTGATAGAACGACACGAACTTGGTCTTGTCGAGCTCGGTCCAGATCTTGACGCCGTTTTTCACCTCATGGGTGCGCGGGTCATCCTCGTGGATTGCCTCAAACGGCGACTCCACCGTCAGCAGAGGCACCTCCGGGTCGTCTCCTTCACCGACGATCGCGTACGACCGTCCGAGGGCCAGAGACTCCCGGTGCGCCTGCTGTGAGAGCAGCGGACCATCGTTCTGCTGAAAGATCGACCACAACTCCTCATCCGAGGAATCCTGACCAGCGAACCGAAACCCCTCGATGTCCATCCGAGTGTCGTACACATCGGTGACATAGCGGGCCATGTTGATCACGATCGGAGAAAGCCGGTAACCCAACTGCTGCTCCAACGCGGGCGCGATGAACCGAAGCGGCTGCTCACCCTCGAAGTACAGATCGTTCTTCCTCAGCGCCGGCGTATTGCGACGCAGCGCCCCAAGTAGACGATCACGTGTGGCCTCCATTTCGGTCGTCAAGACGACCTCCTCTCAGGTCCACACACGCACTTTGGATCGGGGTTTGATCGGCACCCAGCCGTCTTTGATCGCGTCCGCCCGTGCCTCATAGGCAAGGGACGCGCCGACAACCGAGTCGATCTTTCGTTCGCTGTTCGGGTTCTCTTTCCGAACAAGTCGATGAATGCCCCGCTTGTTGACGTAGGCGTTGCGGAAGTGCTCCATGAGCACCGGATCTCCCGAGTGCCACGCCTGACCGGTCTTCAGGTCGACGTGAAGTCGGTCGAGCGCGGCGGCCATGGGAACGAATCGGGATGTTGCCCACGGGATGACTCGGTCTTCGCCGAGCTTCTCCGCCAGGTCGTCGATGTCTGTGCGCCACTCGTGCGGGTCGGCATACATCCGAGACACCGTGTAGCGCTCGAACGTTTCCACGATCGTCGCGACGACATCCGCGCGAGGTACTTCCCACCAGGCGCCGGCCGGGCCCGTGGGCTTCGACCAGATCTTGATCGGGAAGATCAGACCGTCCGACATGCGCGAGGCGATGAGTACCGTCGAGTCGTCGTTGAGGCTGCCATCGAAGCCGAGAGCGATCTGCTCGTTGGGCGCGATGACCGCCGAGGGGCGGTTGTCGGCTGTGTCGCCTTCGGGAAGCGCGGCGGTGACGTCCTGACGCTCGATGACCGCCACCGGAATCCATGCGTCCTGCGACGACAGCGGACGGTTCAGGTAGTAGCGCGCGGCTGTCTCTTCATCCGGGCAGATGCGGGGGTCGTTCATGTCGCGCCACTTGCGCTCCATGTCCTGCCACACCGTGGAAGCCCCGTAGACGTACTCGAGCTGCCGGATCGTGTGGTCGTGATCGGTGATGTCGATCTTGCCCTTGGCCTCGCGGTGATCCACGTAGACCCGAGCCGACAGTTCCTTTTTCCGCCACGCGGTCAGAGTGTCTTCGAACACCGACATCTCACCCGGCCGATAGGCGGTGGACGTCTGCAGCAACCATGGCTCGGCGAGCTTCCTCTTCGAGAGGTTCCGCGCCATGGTCTCGAACATGCGCTTGAGCTCGCGGAGGACGTACAGGTGGGTCTCGTCAGCGACGACGAACGTCTCCTTGCCGCCGTCCTTCGACGAGGCGCCTGATGTCACTGACGCGAGGTAACCGCCGTCGGGGAGGTATATCTTCGTCGCGGCGAGGACCTCGCGCATACCGGTTGAACCGGCGTAAACCTCTGGGTAGTGCTCTAGCCCGTAGTTGATGATGTACGCGGCGTTCTCGAACGTGTTCCCGGCCTGGGATTCTTCCGTCGCCATGCACTTGATGACCGGCGAGACGACCTTGCGACCGACAGGCTGCCCGTTCTCGTCCCAGTGGGAGAACCGCACCGGCGCGTACGCCTCAAGCACGACGATGAACCCGGCGATCTCAGACTTCGCGCGACCCTTCGCACGAGACAGGACACCCTCGTCGTACTCACGATGACCCGTCAGCGGATCCAACCGGTAGCACTCGATGATGAAGTCCGACATCTCGTCGTCGACCTCAACCGGGGTTCCCTCGACATCCCCAGGCCCGTGAACCATCCACGTTTCGATGAAGTCGATCAGCTCGTAGCCGAGGGAACAAACCTGCCCCTCGAACAACGGCCGAAAGGTCATCTTGCAGCCTGTCTCGCTCTCGCCCGGTCAAGACTCGACACTCGAGCGTTCGTCTCAGAGGGTTTGTAGGCACCACGAGCACCGCCACGCTGCTGTGGGCGTTTCCCGGTCGCCTCGTCCGGAAGTCGAAGGGCGGCGAGCAGTTGCTTCATCAGATTCGCGGTCACGTTCGCGCTCGACAGAGCCGCATCGATCTTCAGCTCGTAGTCCTCGGTCTGGAGCCGGTGAGTGAGGTGCATCCACGTCTCAGCGTCGCCTCGGAGAAGCTCGTCGAGTTTGTCGAGACGATCCTTCGCGCGGCACGCCTCCGTCAGAGTTACCAACTGCAGAGCGCTGAGCTCGTGCTCGTCGACGATTGCCGCCCACAGGGAAAGGCCGCCGGACGCGAGGCCCTCGGGTGCATCAGGTGTCGTCGAATCCGGCATCGGAGCACCCCCTCTGGGAACATTTCAGGTCTGTGAACTGCGAGGCACCTCCCCGGCGGTCCGCTGAAGTGACCCCCAAATGGTCCCCCCTCCCCACCCCCTAGGCGGCGAGTCGAATGGGCAGGACGAGGTGTCGATACCTTGGGTCCGTGGGGCTCCATGTGGTGGTCACTGCTGGGAGTGAGCGGCGTGCCCTGTCTTCTGTCCACTCGGGCAGCAGGAGGTCGCGCTTGTCGGCGTTGCAGTGGAGGCAAGAGGGCAGCAGGTTGGAGAGGTCGTTGCGACCACCTCTGCTGAGTGGTGTGACGTGCTCGGGTTGTACCTCAGTGAGTGGGGTTGGTGTACGGCAGTACGCGCAGGCATGACCGAAGGATGTCCAGAGCTTGGCTATCTGCGCCCATGTGTAGGTTCCCTCGGCGCCGTGCTCGCGGCCTCGACGACGACTGGCCTTGGCTTTCAGCTTGCACGCAACCGAACAGAATCTGGTGGTGTCGTACATGGTGGATGAGGCGTGCCCGCACCATGCGCACTCGAACTCTCGATAGGTCAGAGGTTTCGTCTTGGCGGTGGCGCGCACTGGCTTCGGGCCCAGCGCTGGGTGGTCTTTCGGCAGGGGCGATGACCAAGCGCCCCAGTTGAGCCAGTGCCTGCACAGTTGCGACCCGCATTGCACAGTCAGGTACCGGGGTGTCCGCTTGTCCTTCTGCACTCTCGTGCCGCAGCCTTGGCAGGCGAGTGTGACCTTGCGGTCTGGCGTTCGCGGTCGTGTCTGCTTGTAGTGGTACCTGCACAGCCCTTTGGCTTCGTGCTTGGTGCGATCGCAGCCTGTGATGGCGCAATGGAACTCGGGCATCGGTTCTCCTAGAGATGCGAAAGGCCCGCACCTAGGAGGATGCGGGCCTTTCTAGCACGGGTAATTAGTCCGTGGTTCTGCTACCGCTTAGCGGTGGTGTGCTGTTCGTCCGCCTGCTGCTCTGTTGCAGCGTCCTGCGTGCTCGGGCCCGTTGTACTTGGTGCGGTCCGTGTCGTCGTGACCGAGGTCCCATGCTTCACCGATGCGGAGGAGTTCCCCGCATCGTGCACAGTGGACTGTGCCGCTATCGACCACTGGTTGCCATGTGGCTCGGAGTCTGTCGTGTGCGGCGTCGTACCCTCTGGCTTGGCGGGTGCCGCGCTTCTGCTCGTACGATCGTCGATGCTCGGCGCATCTGCCCGCTTCGGCCACGAGTGTTGGGCATCCTGGTTGGGAGCACACGCGCATGGCCATTGGGTCTAACTCTCGTCGTGGTCGTTGGCTTCGAGCATCCGCATCATCGCGGCTCGAGCATCGTCGCTGATGCGTTGACCGATGGTGGTGGCGGCTTCGTGCAGGGGTGATAACTGGTGTTGGTAGATCGCTGCCCCGAAACCGTCCCGTCCGATCGGCTCCATGCGTGCCGCCTTCAACTGTGCAGGGGTGTGGATTCCGTGAGGGTTGATCCCGGCAAGCAGGGTGCGGAAGCTGGTGCCCAAGTACTCGCGCTTCTCGTGGTCGAGTGGGAGTGTCCGGTTGCGGCCTGTGAGTGGATCGATCATGCGCGGAACCCGATGTGGAGTTCGTCGGCGCTGCCTTGCCATGCCCGTTCGATGGACGATTCGGTGTCGCGGTGTTCGTGCTGGGCGCCGTTGTTCAGCTCGGCACGGACGACTCGAGCTTGCTCGTTCATGCGCGCGGCTTGGCGGTTGGCGCGGGCGAGGTTGGTGAGGGAGCGTGGTGCGATCATGGGGCGTCTCCTCTCGGTGCACTGAGTCGGGAGCTGATGACCAGTGGTCATTGCCCCCGCTCAGACGGATGATGCTCAGCGCCGCTATCTGCGCTGCTCATCGGGTTCTATTTGCTGTACGCCTTGCGTTTCGCTTTCCGCAGGGCGTTGATCATCGTGTCGAGCTCGGCAGGGCTGAGGACGGGCGTGTACATGACCGTGCGTCGCTCGGTTTGCCCGTTAGGGTTATCGATCGCGAACCGTGCGTAGTCGATGTCGACTTCCATGCCGACTTGCACCCACTGGTTTCCCTTGTCCCATCCGATGTGGATGGTGGTGTCTTCGCCGGTTGCGTGCGGGTGTTCCGACACGGGCGAAAGCTCGCCAGCGAGGGCAGGAAAGTTGATCTGTGTTCTGGGCATCATGCCCCTTTCGTTCAACCGCATCACGCGGTCTATCCGTCACTCGGCGGAAGTTATAACAAAAGCGCGACCGGTGTTCGTCCGGCACGTACGGTCGCGCGCCCTCGCCGCTGCAGCAACGACCGGAAGGGTGAAGATGAGGGGGCCGCTGCCTGATGGGGGATCAGTCAGCGGTTGTGACACCCATCGGGGGTGTGTTTATCGATTCGCGACCGTACGGGGGCACGACCAGTCGCGAAGTGGGAGGGCGGGTGCGGGATGGTCCTACCCGAATGTGAGGACGATCCCTGCACCCGCGACGTCGTGCAGTGGTTTCTCCCGTCACTGCAGGACGTGTGACGGCCGGCGTGATGCCGTTGCCGTCGTTCGGCTATTGCGGGCCGAAGTGTGCCCACCTCCGCACAGGGTTGCTCTGCGTCCACGCTGACCGCATGCCAACAGCAATCCGGTGGGGGTCACATACCTGTGTGGGGCGGGTGGAGTGTTCCGGTGACTCGGCGGCTTGGCCGATCAGGTCGGCGATGGTGTGCCCGCGGTCCCGGAAGTTTAAACAAGAATGCCTCGGGACATAGTCCACCGAGGCACTCACAATTGTGTCATATTTCGGCGTGTGGTGTGCGTCGTTTCACCCGGCGTGTCGTTCGTTGAGTTCCTCCCCAAGTTCGGTGACCGCGTCGATGCCGGACCAGACGGTTTCGCATGCCCGGCAGAGCGCGCTCGGGTGGATGGCTTCGCCCGTTTTCGGGAGCCGGTATTGGATGATGACTGGGAAGATCATCTCTTTCCCTTCGACGTCGAGCCATGTGCGTTTCCCGCACACGGGGCATGGTGTGGTGATTTCGATGCGTTTCAGCGGTTCGAGGATGTTGCGGATGAGGTTCGCCCACCGGCGCAGTTCGGAGATGTACCACTGGTCGTCGGCGCCGGTCCGGTTGTAGGCGATGTACCAGTGGCGGAGGTCGGTGACAGGTTCGCGGGTGGGTTGGATGTTGACGATGCGGCACCAGTCGCCGATCGCGGCGGTCATCTTCCCGTACTCGAATAGGGCGTCGGAGTCGATCAGGTTCCGGGTGGACTTCAACGAGCTCGACCCTGCAGCGGTGTTGCTGGACGGGTTCACCGCATCACGGAGTTGGTGCAGCAGGGCCGGGTGTTCGACGGAGTGGGCTT